GCGGCAATGTGGTGAACTGCCTGTTCGAGCGCCCGAACAATGGTTCGGCTTTCATGAACGATGCGTTCTTCCTGAGCGCGGGCAATCAGGAGTTTGTGGACTGTCTGGTCGAAGGATCCACGTTCGTGGGCCAGCGGGTGAACTGGGGGTATAACGACCCGACCGATGCGGCCACCAACATGGTGAGCATCGGCAACGCGGTGCGCAACAGCTTCTTCGACCGGCGCGCCTGCAAGCACGACATCTTCACGATGAACGGCAACCTGATTGCGGGCTGGTCGAACCTTTATGCGGTTAACGAGGAAGCGAATGTCCAGGTTGACCGGGCGGACTGGACGGGATCGGACGGGTTTGCGCGCGAGTTCGAGGGGCTGCGCAGCATCTACATACAGGGGCAGGCGAACAACCCGGACGCGGCGGGCAACTTCATCTTCGCGAACGACGCCAGCCGGTTGAGCTTGCAGGGTTCGGTGCTGGGCCATGGCAATTATCTGCCCGGTCCGACGAGCGTGGTTCTTGGCCGCGGGCGGCGGGCCAGCATCGACACGGACGTTGCCGGCGTGGTGCGGCCATCGGCGTTCGACAGCGGCCTGATGGAGCTGGTTTGATGAGAGACGCTGCATTCTATGCGCTGAACCGCTTTGGCCTGGGTGCACGGCCGGGTGAGGTGGCTTCTGTCGGCGCGGTTCCCGCCGATACGCCGGTGGTGCAGGTCGAGTTTCCCGCCACCTCACTGATGGGCGCGCGCTGATGATGGGCGCTTTCACCCCCCTTGCGGCCCGCCTGCTGGCCAGCGCCGCGCTGCTGGCTGCGGTGTCGTTCGCGGCGCTCGACTGGCGTGATGCGCGGGCCGATCGGGCTGCGCTGAAGGTCTGTGTCTCGGCCGCCGGTTCTGCCGACAAGCCCATCGAAGGCTGCCCGCTGCCGGTTGCCCAGGCGATCGTCGATGCGCGCCAGGCGGCGGCCTGCGCTGCCGCCATCGAGGCCGGTGATCTGTTCGGCGAACGGACGAGCTGCGCCGCCCCGGTGAAGCGCCGCGGGGCCGAGCTGGCTGCCGCCCGGGCCGATCTCGCCGACGTGCAGGCCCAGCTGGCCGACGCCGAGCGCCTTTCGCTGGCCGCCATTTCCCGGGCCGAAGCCCGCGCCACCACCGCTGCCCAAAGGAGCGCCCATGCTGCCGCCACCCTCGCCAAAGCGCCGCGCGCTCATGATGGTTTTATCGGTTGTGACGCTGACTGCCTGCGCGGGCTCTCAGGGCCTTCGGCCGAGAGCCGCTGACCCCGTGATCGAAACCCGCACCATCACGCGCACGCTCTGCCCGGTCGAGCTGAAGCTGCCGATCCCGGCCGAGGTTCCGGTGCCGGACGGCGCGATCGTGCGCGGCAACCAGCTGGGCATGGAGCACATCGCCCGCCGGTTCAGCCGCGAAGAGCTGCTGGCCGCGCGTCTTGCCGACGCCGCGGCCGAGTGCGTCGTCCCGCAGGATGCGGGCGCATCCTTGGTCGTCCCGCAGGATGCGGGCGCATCCTTGGTCGTCCCGCAGGATGCGGGCGCATCCTTGGTTGCGGCGGAGGCGAGCCGATGAACGCGAAGATCAAGGCCATCATCGACGGCGTGATCGTCAAGGAAGGCGGTTACGTGAACGATCCGCGCGACCGCGGCGGCGAGACGAACTGGGGGATCACCATCGCGGTGGCCCGCGCCGATGGCTGGACGGGCTCGATGCGCGACCTGCCGCGCCAGCGCGCGTTCGACATCTACTACCGCCAGTATGTGATCCGGCCCGGTTTCGAGCGGGTGGCCGCGCTGCATGCCGACGTCGGCGCCGAGTGCATCGACACCGGCGTGAACATGGGCCCGGCCTGGGGCGGCATCTTCCTGCAGCGCAGCCTGAATGCGCTGAACAACCAGGCCACGCAATTCCCGGACGTCGCCGTCGACGGCAAAGTCGGCCCGGCCACGCTCCGCGCGCTGGAGGCATATCTGAAGCGGCGCGGGGCCGAGGGTGCGACCGTCCTGGTGCGCGCGATGAACTGCCTGCAGGGCGAGCGCTACATCGATCTCGCCGAAAAGCGGCCCGCCAACGAGGCGTTCGTCTACGGCTGGCTCAGGACGCGCGTGGCATGACGACCGCCCTCGCGCTGCAGGCCATATCGGTACTGTCGGGCATCGTGGCGCTGCTCTGCGCGATCTACGTCGCCCAGCGCGCGAACAAGTGGCGCGACAGCGACGACAACAAGCTGCTGCAGAGAAAGGTCGGCATCATGGAAGGCAAGGTGAACATCATCGAATCAAGGCTGGAGCACATGGCCACCAAGACAGACGTGGCCGCGGTGCAGAGCGATGTCCGGGCCATCGTCCGCGAGGTGGGCAAGGTGGACGATTCCGTAACCCGGATCGAGACGTGGCTGATGGAGCGCGGCAAGTGAGCAGTTATCGGGACCATTTCGCGGGGCACCTTCGCCTGACCATCCTGCGGGTGCTGGGCGAGGCGCCCGAGTACACGCTGAACGCCGACATCCTGCGCATGTCGGCCGAACAGGTAGGCATCCCTGCCACGCGCGACCTGATCGAGACCTCGGTGGAATGGCTGGCCGAACAGGGCCTGGTGCAGCTGGAGCGCCTTTCGCGCGACATCATCGTCGCCAGCGCCACCGCCCGCGGGCTGGACGTCGCCGCCGGCCGCGCCCTGGTGCCCGGCGTCGCTCGCCCGGGGCCGAAGGGCTGACATGGCCCGCCGCGTAAAGTCCTCGATCGACAGGCTCTCGCCCGAAAGGCGCCAGACCATCCTGGAGCTGCGCCTGGCGCACGGCCGCACGATCGACGAGATCCAGCAGCACCTGGAAGAGGCCGGCGAGACGGGCATCACCCGCAGCGCGCTGGCTCGCCACCTGCAGAAGATCGAGGATGACCATGAAGAGCGGGCGCGCCAGCAGCTGGCCATGCTTTCGCCCGCGATGCAGTTCGCGAACAGCCTGTCCGCCGCGATGGTCGAGAAGATCGAGGCCGGTGAAACCGACAACAAGCTGCGCGCCACGCGCGAGCTGATGCAGTCGAAGATCTTCAAGTGGACGCTCGACAGCATGAACGCCACGCCAGAGCACCCGCAGGGTGAGCGGCTGCCCAAAGAGCTGTTCATCATGGCCCGCACGATGCAGACGCTGGAGCAGGCCGCGCGCACCTTCGCCCAGCGCGAACGAGAAGCGCGTCAGGAAGAGCGCGAGATCGCGGTGAAGAAGGTGGAGGAGGTCGCCAGGAAGTCCGGCGGGCTGACCGCCGAGACGGTGGCGCAGATCCGGTTCGCAGTGCTGGGCGATGCTTAGGCCCCTCCTCGAAGGGCTGAAAGGGGCCCGTGAGAGGCTCCTTGGCGCCCACTCAAAGCGGTCCGACCGGCTGATCGTGTGGGCATACACGCTCCGGGCCTTCGGGCCGCGCCCGCCGGCGGATGCCTGCTTACCCAAAAACGGCCGCAAATTCCGGGTGCGGCCATGAACTGGGCGCTGGAGCAGTTCGAGTGCGGCCAATGGCTGGTGGTCAGCCGGTGGCCCGGCAAGGCGACGGCCCTGCGCGCGAACGAGCTGTTCAAGGAATGACGCCGAGCGAGCATCTGCGCCAAAGCGCCCGCCGCGTGCGGGTGCTCTGCAAGGCGCGGGGCTACACTGGCGCGGAGCTGGCGCGCCGCGCGCGCTGTGATCGCGCGCAGGCATCCCGCTGGATCCGCGGCACCTGCTATGTGCCCATCTGGCTGGCACAGCCCGTGGCGGATGCGCTGGGCACCACGCCCGGCTTCCTGCTGTTCGGCGAATGCGAGCACGGCCTGATCCAATCCGACAACGCGCTGCTCGCCCTGTTCGAACAGGCTGCGCCATGACCGCTGCCCTCCTGAGCCCGGAAGCCCGCGCTGTCGACCGCGAGGCTGCCGAGGCGCTGTTCGCCGGGCTCGAGCGGGGCGACCTGCTGCTCGCCTATCAGGCCTCCACCAACGCCCGGCTCTGGGCCGGCGTCTCGCTGCTGGGGATCGAGAAGAGCCGCCGCATCGGCCTGACGTGGGGGCTGGCGAGCTACGCCGTGCTCCGCGCCGCCGCCCACCAGTCGGCCGGGGGCATGAACGCCTGGTACATGGGCTACGACCAGGAGATGGCGCGCGAGTTCATCGACGTCTGCGCGATGTGGGCCCGGGTGTTCGGCATCGCGGCCGAGGACGTCGACCAGGAAGTCCTCTCGGACGGCGAAAAGGACGTCGGCGCGTTCCGGATCCGCTTCTCGTCGGGCTTCAAGATCGTCGCGCTGCCCAGCGTGCCGCGGGCTCTGCGCGGGAAGCAGGGCCTGGTCGTCATCGACGAGGCCGCGTTCCACAAGGACCTGGCCGAAGTGTTGAAGGCCGCGCTGGCGCTGCTGATGTGGGGCGGCCAGGTGGTGGTGGTTTCCACTCACGATGGCGTCGACAACCCGTTCAACACCCTCCTCGACGAAATCCGCTCGGGCCGCCGCAAGGGCGAGACGCTGACCATCACGTTCGAGGACGCCCTTGCGGCCGGGCTGTTCGACCGGATTGCCGCCGTCGCCCGGCAGAAGGGCCGCCCGCTCTCGATGTCCCGCGCGGAATGGATCGCCGATATCCGCGACACCTACGGCGAGGACGCCGGGGAAGAGCTGGACTGTATTCCGAAGTCTGGCTCCGGCGCGCTGATCAAGCCCGAGGACCTGGCCGCCTGCGAACACGCCGATGCCGCGAAGCCCGAGCTCTACTCCGGCGGGCTGCACTTCATCGGCCGCGACGTGGCGCGCCGCCGCGACGGGCAGATCATCTGGGGCTTCGAGCTGGTGGGCGACGTGCTCTGGCTGCGCGACCGCTACGAGGAAGTCGGTCAGACCTTCGCGCACCAGGACGCGGCGTTCGATGCGCTGTTCGACACCCGCCGGGTGACGAAGGCCGGCATCGATCAAACCGGCATGGGCGAAATGGTGGTGGAAAATGCGCAGGCCCGCCACGGTAGCTACCGGGTGGAAGGCTTCCTGCTGACCGGCCCGACCCGGCTGGATCTCGGCATGTCGCTCGCCACCCGGTTTGAACGCGGGCTGATCCGCATTCCGCCCGACCCGGTCATCCGCACCGATCTGCGCGCCATCAAGCGCGCGACCTCGGCCGGCGGCGGCGTTCGCCTGGTGAACGACGACAGCGTCCACGCCGACCGTTTCTGGGCGGCCGCCATCGCGAGCCGCCTGGCCGACATGCCGCCCGCCGAATATGATTACCGCCCCGTCCGCCGGGGCCGCCTCACGGCCAGCGACGGCTATGGCTTCAACCGACCAGACCACAGCGACGACTTCGCCGGCTCCCGGCGCGGCCGGAGAGGATAGACCAGCATGGCCAGCACCCCACCCGAAGTCGCACCCGAACAGGCCGCCCTCCTCACCCGGCAAGTGGCCGCGCCGTCCATGCGCTCCACCCGCTCGATCCTCTCGGGCCACCCGGCAGACGGCCTCACGCCCGACCGACTGGCGGTGCTGCTGCGCGGCGCAGAGGACGGCGACCCGGAGCGCTACCTCGAGCTCGCCGAGCAGATGGAGGAGCGCGACCTCCACTATCTCTCGGTGCTGGGCACGCGCAAGCGCCAGATCTCGCAGCTGCCCATCGTGGTGGACGCCGCCAGCGATTCGGCCGGGCATGTCGCCCAGGCGGACCTGGTGCGCGAATGGCTGGACCGCGACACGCTGGAAGTGGAGCTGTTCGACATCCTCGACGCCATCGGCAAAGGCTTCTCCGCCACCGAGATCGTCTGGTCCACCAGCGGCGGGCGCTGGCTGCCCGAGGCGCTGAAGTGGCGCGACCCGCGCTGGTTTGAATTCCACCGGGACGACGGCGAGACGCTGCTGCTGAAAGGCGGGCTGGGCTTCGGGGGCGGCAGCCAGCGCACGCCGCTGCCGCCCTACAAGTTCATCCTCCACGTTCACCCGGCCAAGTCCGGCCTGCCCATCCGGGGCGGCTTCGCCCGGGCGATCGGCTGGAGCTATCTGTTCAAGAATTACGCGCTGAAGGACTGGATGGCCTTCTGCGAGATCTACGGCCTGCCGTTCCGGATCGGCAAGTACGAGCCCGGCGCCAGCGAGGAGGATATCCAGAAGCTGATGCAGGCGGTGGCCAACATCGGCTCCGACGCGGCGGCCGTGATGCCCAAAAGCATGGACGTCGAGTTCATTGACGGAAAGTCGAACGGCTCGACCGACCTTTACGATAAGCTCTGCACGTACCTGGACAATCAGATCTCGAAGGCGGTGCTGGGGCAGACGGCGACGACCGACGCGACGATCGGCGGGCTGGGCAGCGGCGCGGAGCATGGCGAGGTGCGCGCCGATATCGAGCGGGCCGACGCCAGGCTGCTGGCAGCCACGCTGCAGCGCGACCTGGTGCGCCCGATCATCGACCTGAACTTCGGCCGCCAGGCGCTCTATCCGAAGATCCGCATCGGCCGCGAGGAATCGCACGACACCGCCGCGATGGCGGACGCGCTGCAGAAGCTGGTGCCGCTGGGCCTGAAGGTGGGCATGAGCACCGTCCGCGATCGGCTGGGTTTCCCCGACCCGGAGACTGGCGGGGAGGTCCTCACCGCAAGCCCGCAGGAGCCCTCGGCAGCGCCAGGAGGCACCCCGGGTGCGGTGGTGATGCCCGCGCAACCCGGAATCGCGCCCAGCGGGCTCCTTAGGCCCTCTTATTTTGATCTCGCTGCCGGACGTCAGGGGGGAAATCGCATCGCTGGCGTGATTGCGGCCGCGGTTGCCGAACATCTGGGTTCGCAGGCCGACGAGATCGGCGCGGCGGCGGCAGCCATCGCCAGTGAGCAGGGCCGCGCGCTGCTGGCCCCGCTGGTGGAACCGATGCTCGCCGCGATCGCGCAGGGCCAGAGCTTCGAGGAAGCCCGGGCGCTGCTGGAAGCGGCAGCCGCCGGCATGGACGAACGCGAGCTGGAGCACGCGCTGGAGCAGGCCGTGATCATCGCCCGCGCAGCCGGAAACAGCGGACAGTGAAGGATATGATGATGGCAGAGGCTAACCCAGGCGCCGCCGAGTTCACCGAGGCGCAGCTCGGCACCGACCCGATCCTGCGGTTCTTCCACTACAGCCATCTGCCGCAGCACCTGGCCGCCGTCTCGGCGCCCTTCTGCCAGCTGGCCGACCGGCTGGTGCGCGAAGTGCCCCGCAACGCCGAACGCACCGTCGCGCTGCGCAAGCTGCTCGAAGCCAAGGACTGCGCCGTCCGCGCGATTGTTTCGGCCGCGCTCAAGGATGCGCCCGCATCCTGCGGGACAGCCAAGGATGCGCCCGCATCCTGCGGGACAGCCAAGGATGCGCCCGCATCCTGCGGGACGATGCAGTGAACACGCTCGGGCGCAGCGCCGGCCAAAGCTGGCCGAAGATCGAGCGCGACATCTTCGACGATGCGCTCGCCGAGGGTGACTCTGTGGAGGCCGCCGCCCGCCGCGCCGGCCGGACAGCTGCTGAAGGCCGCCGCTATTTCGAAGCGCTTTGTGAGAAGCTGGGACCGCAGGCGGCATGAGCGACGACGAACCCATCGCCATCCGGACTGCGCTGGATCTTCGGCCCGATGATGCGCTGCGGGCGTTCCGTGCGCGGGACGAGTTGGCGATCTCCGTGTCGTACCGGGATCTGGAGCCCGAGGAGCATGCCCGGGCCTTCACCGTGGCCAAGGTCGCCAAGCTGGATCTGCTGGCCGACATCGGCGGCAGCCTGGATACCGCGCTGAAGGAGGGCCAGACGTTCGAAATGTGGAAGGCCGGCATCCAGCCCCAGCTGGAGAAGGCCGGCTGGTGGGGAATGGTGCGCAACGAGGAGCTGACCGGAACCGACCGGCAGGTGTTCGTGGGCGAGCGGCGGCTGCGGACGATTTTTGATACCAACATGCGCGTCTCGCGCGCGGCGGGACAGTGGGCGCGGATCCGGGGGGTGGCCGAGCGCCGGCCCTTCCTGCAGTACAGCGCCGTGCTCGATCGCCGGGTGCGGCCGGAGCACGCGCGCTGGCACAACATCATCCTGCCCGTGAACCACCCGCTGTGGCAGCGCATCTTCCCGCCGAACGGCTGGAACTGCCGCTGCAGCGTGATCCAGTGGAGCCAGCGCGATCTGGACCGGCAGGGCTTCATCGTGACGCCCGACGACCAGCTGCCCGAGCTGCTGCCCAGCGGCCAGACATGGTTCGCCGGAGAGCCGCGTGAGACGGTGCAGGGCATCGACCCGGGCTGGGATTATAACCCCGGCGAACAGAGCCTGCAGGGCCTGGCCGAAAAGGCGATCACCACCATCCTGCGCGCCGAAGACGCCGGGCTGCGGCATACGGCCGCCGACACGCTGGCCGAGATCGCCGGCAACGCAGTGGTGAATGCCATGCTGCTCCGCCTCCTCCAGCGCCTCGCCCCGAACAACCCGCGCCTCGCCGCGCTCCTGAAGCAGATCGAGGCGCTGTGACCCATCGCAGATGGCTTCAGGGTGCCGACAAGCCGCTACGCCGTGCGGAAGATTGCCCTACCAGCAGTAGAAGCGTGATCTGATCCGGGTGCCCTCGGCCCAAGTGTCGGACGCGCAGTTCGTCTCGATATAGCCATAAGACCGCAGGCCAGCAGCAAACCGGCTGGCGCGTTCCGCATAGCCGGGGTCGTCATATTCCATCTTCCAGATGTCGAATGCCGCTTCCGCCTTCGACCAATCGGTGACTGCATCCTTCGTCGCCCGGTCGATAGCGAGCGCCACGCCCGCCCGAACCTTCTTGTCCGCCGCTTGCGCCCATGTCGTTGCCAGATTGTCGCGCGAGATCAGCCAGAGGTTGGTGCAGTAGGGCTGGCTGCTTGCCGGGCAGCGAACGGCCGATGCGGCTCGAACATCAAGATCCGAGGATGTTCCGGGAAGCGCGCCCTCCAGTCGAGTGGCATCAATCACCTCAATTGCGCGTTCGGCCTTCGACGGCTTGGTGCTGGCATAGCCCTGCATCCTCAGGTGGTTTTGGGCCATCACCCCTTCGCCGAGGATCAGGCCGACTGCAATGCCAACGAGGGTACGCATTCTTCTGCTCCCACAAGATGAGCGGAACTTGCCAAATGCAACCCGATAAGGCAATCTCCATCACGGTGCTGAAAACACCTTCCGAGCGGCGATCGCTCCGAAATGCGATGTCCCACTTTTCAGCGTCGGGCATCACCAGTCGGCTTTCGTCGGGAGTGCGTGAATACAAGACCCTTCGGGGGAATAAACGCGCATGCCCTCGGACATGTTTTCAGCTCCCGGCACCACGCTGACCGTGGCGAAAGTTGGGGGGACACCTTGTCCCCCCAGCCCTCCTGAAAAGAGGTCCGTGATGAAGATCCAAACGATACCAGAAAGCTTCGATGGGCGACCTGTTCAGGTTGTCCTTTTTGGCGGCGAGAAGTGGATGAAGGGACCCCAGATCGCGGAAGCGCTCGGCTTTGCTGATCCGGTCGACGCCGCGAAGAAGATGTACCAGCGAAATCAGGCCGAGTTTGATGAGAGCAGCTGCATCGCTGTGGAGCTTCCAACCCCTGCAGGCCGCCGCCTAACGAGGATCTACAACGCTCGGGGCGCAGCGTTGTTTGCCATGAAGGCGCAGACGCCGAAGGGCGAGGCGTTCCGGCGCTGGGTGCTGGATGTGCTGGAAGGTGTCGCCTCGATGCCCGAGCAGGGCATGGTGCGGGGCTTCTCGCCCGTCGTGCTCGGCAACCTGCGCGAGATGTTCCTGGCGAAGCCCAAGATGCACTCCCTCGTCCGCTATTGCGCGATGGAGCTGGGCACGGCGGAAATCGCGAAGCTGCTAGAAACCACGGTCAGCTATGTGAACAAGAACCGCCGCACGGCCGAGGCGTTGGGGCTTGCTTTGCCGCCTGCATCCCTGGCGAAGATGCAGCAACAGCCGCAGTTCCTGAAGCTGGCCGCGATGCGGGACCGCGCCTCCCAGAAGAAGCTGCACCAGCAGCTCCTGTTGGCTGCTTCGAAAGAGGATAGTGGCAATGCCTGACCCCGAAACCTTCGATCTGATCGCCATCTCCGGCCTGGGCCGGGATTACAGCCTGAAGGAAGAGCGGACGGCCGAGGCTCTGGCCTGGCTGGAGCTGGTGTCGGCCGAGGTGGAGACGCTGCCCGGCGGCAGCCGCTTCGCCAGCCTGATGGGTACCCTGCGCGATGAACAGCGCCGGGCCGATCTGCGGCGGCTGATCAGCCCGGCCGCCATCAGGCAGGCCGAGGCGCTGCTGGAAGAGCTGCTGCGGAAGGACTGGGAAGCCCGGTTCGGCTCACCCCCAAAACAGTCCGCAGCTTGACCTGAAACGGCCATAAGGCCATTCGTGGGGGCGCGGCACCGGCTGCGCCCCCATTTTCATATCCGGCAACCAAGGATGCGCCTGCATCCTGCGGGACACCGCGCTTCGCCGGAACCCGTTCCGGGCAACGGCCCGGCTGCACCCCGGTAACGGGGAAGGATGAAGCCCGCCCCCGCGCTCCCCATTGCTGCCGCCGCTTCTATTGAGGTGGGCCTGAACGCTGCCGGCGATGGCGCGCCGATCACCCGCGTGCAGCTGCTGCCGATCGGCCAGGTGCATCTGCGCGATGGCCGGGGCCCGTTCCTGCTGCCGCCCGAGCACGCCTCCGCCGTCGTGGAGGCCACCCGCCGCAAGGCCGGGCGCACCGCCATCATGATCGATTATGATCACCAGAGCTTCTACGGCGCGAAGGACGGCGTCGGCGGCCGGGCCCCCGCCGCCGGCTGGATCGATCCCGCCAGCCTTTCCGTGGATGCCACCGGCATCTGGGGCACTGTCGAATGGACGCCCGCCGCCGGGCAGCGGCTGAAGGCCCGCGAGTATCGCTACCTCTCCCCGCTGTTCTCCTACGACGAGAAGACGAAGATCGTCTCCTCGATCCTGAACGCCGGGCTCACCAACACGCCTGCGATCGAAGCGCTCGCGGCCGTGGCTTCAGAAGACCGCTCATCCCTCCAGGAGAATGCACAGATGGATTATTCGAAGATCGCCGCCGCGCTCGGCCTGGCCGACACGGCGACCGAGGAGGAAGTGATGGCCAAGATCGCCTCGCTCACCGCCTCCATGGCCGACATGACGACCGCTGCATCCGTGCAGGCCGCTGTCGTGGCTGCCGCCGCAACGCTCGGCCTGGCGCAGGACGCCGGCGTCGACCAGATCGTCGCGGCCGCAGCCAAGGTGGACCCGGCCAAGTTCGTTCCGGTCTCCGCCCTCAACGCCGTCAACGCCCAGCTCGCCGAGCTGCAGGGCGACCGCGCCGAAAAGGTCGTGGCCGCTGCGATGGAGGCCGGCAAGGTCTCCCCGGCGATGAAGGGCTGGGCGGACAGCCTCGCCAAGAAGAGCCTCGCCGAGTTCAATGATTGGCTGGCCGTCGCGCCCGTCATCCTCGAGCCCGGGCAGGCGATGACGGCAGCCGCAACCCAGCAGGGTGGCGATGGCCTGACCGACAGCGAGCGCGCTGTCGCCAAGATGCTGGGCCGCACGCCCGAGCAGTTCCTCCAAGCAAAGAAAGTCTGACCCATGGTGGCACTGACCGCAGACCGAAACACGCCGCGCCGCGAGGGTGACGACCTCGTCTATCCGATGGCCGCGAACGTCACCATCTTCGCCGGCGCGCTGGTGATGCTGAACGCCGCGGGCGATGCCACGCGCGGCGCAGCCGCCACCGGCCAGATCGCCGTTGGCTGCGCCCAGGAGGCAAAGACCAACGGCGCCGTTGCCGCCGCCGAGAGCATCCGGGTTCGCCCCGGTGTGTTCCGCTGGGCCAACTCGTCCGCCGGAGACCTCATCACAAAGGCGCACATCGGCGACGATTGCTTCATCGTCGATGACGACCAGGTCGCCCTCACCAACGGCAGCGCGACCCGCTCGGTCGCCGGCAAGATCGTGGACGTGGACGCCCTTGGCGTCTGGGTCCTCATCGGCATCCGTTAACCCCAGGAGACACAGATCATGCTCATCAACCGCGGCAACCTCAGCACGCTGGGTGTCGGCTTCAAGGCTTCGTTCCAGGGCGGGCTGGAGCGCGCCCCCACCGACCACGAGCGCGTGGCCATGACGGTGCCGTCCAGCACCGCAAAGGAAGAATATGGCTGGCTCGGCAAGATGCCGAAGGCCCGCGAATGGCTGGGCGACCGGGTCATTCAGAACCTCGGCCAGGCGAAGTACGAGATCCGGAACAAGGACTATGAGCTGACGCTCGCGGTCGACCGTAACGATATCGAGGACGACAACCTCGGCATGTATGGTCGGCTGTTCGAAGAGATGGGGCAGTCCACCGGGGCCTTCTCGTGCGAGCTGGTCTACGCCCTGCTCAAGGCCGGGTTCAGCACCATCTGCTACGATGGGCAGTTCATGTTCGACACCGATCACCCGGTGCTGGACGAGAACGGCACAACCACCTCGGTTGCGAACACCGATGGCGGATCGGGCGCGCCGTGGTTCCTGATCGACACCACCCGCGTGTTCAAGCCTATCATCCTGCAGACCCGCAAGGATTGGGACTTCGTTCGCAAAGACAGCCCGGACGACGACAATGTTTTCAACCGCAAGGAGTTCCTCTACGGCTCCGACGCGCGGATGAACGTCGGCTTCGGCCTGTGGCAGCTGGCATGGGGTTCGAGGCAGCCGCTCAACGCCGCCAACTACGCCATCGCCCGCGCTGCCCTGATGGGCATGAAGGGCGACTATGGCCGGCCGCTCGGCGTGATGCCGAACCTGCTGGTCGTGCCGCCCGCCCTCGAATCGGCCGGGCGCAAGATCCTGCGCTCCGAGCTGAGCACCTCAGGTGAGACCAATGAATGGGCCGGCACCGCCGAGCTGCTGGTCACGCCGTGGCTCGCGTAATGACACCAAAGGGGAAGGCGCGGGCCGAAAAGCCCGCGCCGGCTCCCGCCGAACCCGATCAGGGAGGCGCCCGCCTGGTCAAGGAGTTCATCCACGATCTGGACGAGGGCTTGGACCGGGGCTTCCGCCTTGCCGTCTCCGCTCGCGTCACCCGCCGCCGGGCAGGCCGGGGCTGGGCTGCCGGAGAGGTCGTCGAGCTCGCGCCGGTCGACCTGACGCTGGAGCAGCTCAACGGGCTGATCGACGATGACGGGTTCGATCTCGCCTTCACACAACTTTGACCACCCGGGCGCGGTCTCGGCCGCGCCCATTTGAGAGGCCGACATGCTGAGTTACACGCCCGTCATCAAGCAGCCGGCCGAGGTAAAGCTGCAGCGTTTCGAATTCGGCCAGCCTGCGGGCGCGGCGATCACCAGCATCGTATCGGCCGGCATCACCGCCGCCGGGCGCGTGCCCGAAGTGACCGCGCTCACCATCGGCAGCCAGATCGTCGGCTTCACCTACGCCCAGCTGCGGCTGGAGGGCGGCACGAACGGCGAGTTATATCATGTCGAAGTGCTGGTTGAGGATGTGTCCGGCAACCGGTTCGAAGGCGACGCCGAGGTTCTGGTCCTCGATCTGGGCTTTCGCGCGGCCGGCGCGCAGATTTCCACCTACCTCACGATCGCGCAGTTCATCGCCCGCACCGGGATCGACGAGGCCATCCGGCTGACCGACGAGGCTGGCGCGGGCGTGATCGATGCCGCCCGCCTGGATGCCGCGCTCATCGATGCGCAGTCGCTGGTGGACAGCTACCTCGGCGCGCGATTCACGGTGCCGCTGGCCGCGCCGATCCCCGCGCCGATCCCGACGCTGACGTTCGATCTGGCGCTCGCCCGGCTTTACCGCGGCGAGCTGCCCGCCGGCGTGGAGGCCAAGCGCGACGAGGCGCTGCGGCTGCTGAAGGATATCTCCGCCGGGCGCGCCTCGATTCCTGTCGCGCCAGCCCCCACCGTCACCTCACCCGCCCCGGTGATCGTGCAGCCGCACGACCGCCTGTTCACCCGTCAGCGGATGGACGGCTTCTGATGGCCGCGCCCGGGATTGACCTGCCGGCAACTGCGCTGCGCGGCCCAGAGGGAATGGCGTAGCCATGCCGGTAAGTTTAACCTTCACGATCGAAGACGATGGCCTGGTCGAGGGCATCAGGATGGCGCTCGCGGCAGCCGGGGACTTCACGCCTGCGATGGCCGCCATCGCCGGGCTGATGGAGAGCGGCACGCGCCAGCGGTTCGCGCTGGGCCGGGATCCGGAGGGCAAGCCGTGGATCCCCAGCCAGCGCGCGATCGAAGACGGCGGCAAGACGCTGATCGATCGCGGCCATCTGCGCGACTCAATCGCCGGCACGCACGACGCCACCTCGGCTGTTGTTGGCACCAACCTGATCTACGCCGCGATTCACCAGAAGGGCGGCACGATCCGGGCGAAGCCGGCCGCGCCTGGAATTGACGGCTCTGCAACGAAGCGCGCGCTGCGCACCCCGTTCGGCCCGCGCGCAAGCGTGAAGATGCCCGCCCGCCCGTTCCTCGGCTTCAGCCAGGCGGAGAAGGACCGCATCCTTGAGATCCTGTCCGATCACCTGGCCGCGACGTTCGGCGGCCGGGGTGCTTCGGCATGAACCTCGATCCCATCATCGCGCTGGTCGACGCGATCGGCATCTTCAAGAAGGTCGGCACCGTCGAGGAGCTGGCCGACCTGGCGTCCGAGCCGACGCTTGGCCTTCCGGCCGCCTTCGTGATCTCCGACAGCCTCTCCGCCCAGGACGCGGCGGGCGGCACCCAGATCTTCGAGCAGCTGGTGACCGAGCTGTTCGCCGTCGTCGTCATCGTGGGCGCAGACGGCGCGCGGCGCGGCGCGGCGCAGGGCAGCCTGCAACAGCTGGAAGAAGAAGTGATCGCAGCGCTCGCCGGCACGATGGTGGCGGGCGTGGAGCGCCCGCTTTCGCTGGCAGACAGCCGCCTGCTGGGCCTCGGCGCCGGCCGCGCGTCCCGCCTGATCCGATTCCGCGCCATCCGGCGCTTTCGCACCATCAGACCCCTTTGAGGAGCCTCTCAGCGATGCCTGAAGACAGCCTGAGAACCGCCGATCTGCACCCCGGAGCGCCGGACTGGTTCGATGAAGCCCTGCATTCCATCGGCCCGTTCGGCTATGTCCGCCGCGGCGATGGCGCCCTGCTGGCCGAAGATGGCCTGCCGCAATCCGGCCCGCTGCGCGCCGCCTCCATCGCGGGGCGAAAGGCAGGTCGTGCGAAGGCGCGCGACGAACATCTGGCGACAGCAAAATCCGATTCAGATCGTGCCACCCGCGCAGGATCCAACTCTGGCGCCCCCGCCGCCGCTTCAAAGGAGTAAACCATGCCTCTTGATACATCCGTCGTCCTCGCCAAGGTCGAGAGCCCGGCCGGCACCTACGCAACTCCGGTCGGTGCAACCGACGCCTTCCTGGTGTTCGGCTACGAAGTCACGCCGATGGAATCGGAAGAGGTCCGCCGCCAGATCGAGCGGCCCTTCCCCGGCGTGAACCCGAGCACTTACACAGCCATCCGCCAGCGACACGCCTTCTCGGTCGAGCTCGCAGGATCCGGCGTTGCGAATACGCCTGCCAAGTGGGGGACGCTCCTGCGCGGTTGCCTGTTCGGCGCCGGCGTTCCGGGCGTCTCGAAGGCCGCCTATCCGCTGGCCTCTGTAGGCGATGGCGAGGCCATGTCGATCGTCGGCTACAAGGACAACGCCCGGCACCGCGGCAAGCTCTCGCGAGGCAACGCCGTCTTCCGGTTCACCGAGCGCCAGCTGCCCAGCATCGGGTTCGATTTTCAGAGCCTGATCGAAGGCGCTTCGCCGATGGACGGCTCCGCGCCCTCGGGCGTGGTGCTGCCCAATTATCCGGGGCCGGTGGAAGTGAGCCTCGCCAACACCGTCGTCACGCTCGGCGGCACCGTGCTGGGCGTCCGCAGCCTGGAGATCGACCTCGGCAACAAGGTGGCGTTCTTCTCCACCACCGGTGGCCGCTCGATCATCTTCGGCAAGGACGAATCGGGTGACCGCCGCGCCATCACCGGCACCGCCGTGTTCGAGCTGCCCGACCCGACCGCGAAGAACTTCTTCTTCGACATCCTGCCGAGGTCGCCGCTGGCCTTCAGCTTGATCCACGGCACCGCTGCCGGCAACATCGTGGAGCTGGCGAGCGCCGGGGCCGTGCTGGGCCGCGCGACCTACACCGTCGAGCAAAACCGCATCTTCATGAACTGCCCGATCGAGTTCGTGCCGACGGCTGCCGGCAACGAGCTCATGCTGGAGACCCGCTGATGTTCCGCCTGGTGACAGAGATCGTCGCGCCCTGGCCGGTGAACTGGAAGGTGGTTGACGCCGCCGGCCAGGTGACCGAGGCCAGCGTGACGCTGAACTTCATGCGGATGGGAGAGGAGGCGGCGAGTGCGCTGTTCGACAGCGCACAGGATCTGCCACAGGATCTGCCTGCGCCCGAGACCCGGCGCGCGCACAACCGCGCCTTCTTCGACCGCACGGTTCGGGGCTGGTCGGGCGTGGTTGGCGCAGACGACAAGCCGCTGCCGTTCACCGACGCGAACATTGAGCTGCTGCTGGACTTCCCCGGCTTCGCGCAGGCGCTGGGCGTTGCCTACTTCCGGTTCCACAAGGCGATCCCGGAGGAGGTGGCAAAAAACTCCGGGCCGTCGCACGCTGGTGGGCAGGCGGCGGCGGGGACGACAGCAGAAGCCCCGACTATCGCGACAGCGTGAAGCGCGCGCTCGCGCAGACCGGGATGGCCGCCGCCGCGATCGAGCGCGAGCTCGAGAAGCTGCCCGCCCAGGCCGAGGCCGAGCCCGTCGAGATGGATGCAGAGGATGAAGGCCTGGCCGCCAGCCTGTTTCTGGCGCTGGGCACCCAATGGCGCACCGCAGGAATGGCAGGAACGATGCAGGGCCTTGATTATCAGGCAATCGAACCGACAGCCCGGCTGATCGGTATCGAGCCGAAGCCGCGGCTGCTGCTGCACCTGCAAACGATGGAGGCCGAGGCGCTGAAGTGCTTCGCCGAGCAGGCGAAGCGCGCTTCTTCCGGGGCCGCGGAACGCAGTGACGCTGGCGTCAATTCCGGGCGCGGCCTGTGACCGCTCTCGCGCTGGAGGCCGCCGTCAGGGTCGATGCCAGCGGGGCCGTTGGCCCGCTTAAAGTCACGGACAAGGCTGTCGCCGATCTGCAGGCCCGGCTGGCGCAGACCGGCCAGGCTGCGCGCACCGCGAGCCCGGCGCTGAAGGCCAGCGGCGCGGCCGCCACCGAAATGGGCACGGCTTCGGCCCGCGCGGCAGGCGCCACCGCCCAGCTCCGCACCTCGATCGACGCGCAGACGGCGGCGGCCCGCCAGAACACGGCCGCCACCGTTGCGATGAACAGCCAGATGCAGACGCTGCAGACCCGAATGGCGACCACCAACTCGGCTTCGGCGGCGGCGGCGGTTGGCATGGGCAGCCTTGGCCGGGCAGCGAACGTGGCCGGCGACGCGATGGGGGCGGGCGCCGGGGTTGCGGGGCGTCTCGGAGCCGCGCTGGGCGGCCCTCTCGGGCTGGCAATTGGCATGGTGATCCTGGGCCTGACCGGGTTGGCGAGCGGCGCACGGGACGCCGCCAGCGCGACCGACGAACTGAAGGAGGCGACGCGGGAGCTCGACGATCTCACCGGCCGCCTGAAGCTTTCGATCGAAGAGCAGATCGCGGTCCAGATCGCGCAAAAGACCGAGACTTTAAATCAGACAATCGCGCTGCGTCAGCAAAAGGTTGCCATTCTCGAAAACCTGGAGGCGCAGGGCCGCGCTCTGGAGCTCACCCAACGTGCGGGCGGCAGGGGTGCTCCAGGCATGGGATCCGTCGGAGTAGCTGCCGCGTTCAACGCGGCCAGGCAACAGAATGTCCGGTCCGACATAGACAATCAGGAGAGACTGATCTCGGAGCTTCAGGCCTCGCTTGTTGCCGGCGAGCGAAAGCTGCAGGATATCCGCACAAAAGCGCGAGAGGAAGAGGCGAAGGCCGCCGAGGCTGCGGCCGGCCGGGCTGGGGCTGCATCGGAGCGGCTCGGCCGTGCGGCGGCAGCTGCGGCGCG